GTTATAATAATTTGCGTGTAATGTACATAAAATTTTCCTATACTCTGGGGTTAATTTGTTTGTTACATTTGCTTTAAAATCTATCCAAATAATTTTGTCTTGTTCAGTCATTTCTTTTTGTTTTTAGTTACACTTATTTACATTATTAAAGATTTTAACTCATCAAGATTATTAAATGTTTTTAATTTCTCAAACCCATAGAATCCAGTTTTTGTATTTCTTGCTTTTAATTTAGAGTTTTTAATTAAGCCAGTTGATTGATACTTATTAAGAACATCTACTGTTGCAAGTCCACAAACATAAATATATTCTTTGTACATTATATTTATTATTTCTGGACAATAACTTTTATTAAATATAATAGGAAATAAACCATAGTTGACAGTTTTTACACCTACCTTTAAACCTATACTTTTTAAGTCTGGTTTATGATATTTAAAAGAACTTCCAATTTCCCAATCTACAATTCCATTTATCCCAAACATTTGTTCTAAAGCTAATTCTCCTAAAGTGCCTGTTAAAAATCTTTTATATTGGCTATCATTATCTATTTTGTGATGTGGTTCATTATTTTTAGCTTCAATTAATTTTTTAACAAAATTACTTGCTTTTACATAATTATCTTTAGTTATTTTAATTTTTATGAAATTTTTAGAAAAAGGTGTAATATGTGTTTTATAATTCATTATGTCATTTATTTTTGTTTTGTTTCTTAATATATCTTAATGCTTTAATAATTTTAATAGTTATAAATATATTGCCTATTAATGATAATAATATTATAATACCAACTATTATTATAATTAACTCTTGTATCATTTTATAGTTCTTTATATTTATTAGCTAACATTATATAATGGTAGTCAGTATCGCTTAATTTTAATTCCAATAAATCTTCTTTAACTTCTTTTCTTTTATTACCTACTGGTAATTTATCCACAAGTTGTTGTAGCTTCTGTGTTAGTTTCTTTCTATACATAATTTACCATAGTTCTATATCGTTTAAATCATCTCTACGCTTGTCGCATCCACAGGATTCATAACCTAAATATTTAGCTACCTTTTTAACAAGCCATTTAATTCCAGTATAAACTGTAATCAGTTCTATAAAGTTTCCGAGTTTCATAATAAATCATCTTTAAGTTTGTTCTTTACCTTGTTGTATGTATTGTAAAGAGAATAGTAACCAATCTTTGTTTCTCTACTTAATTCAGCTACACTCTTTCCCTTTGCTATCAATTCAAATACTCTCTTGTCATACCAATAAAAATCATCTACTGCCCTCAAATAACCATTTAAAAACTGTTCGTATTGTTCTTCATATTCTAAAGGGTCTATCTCCTCAAACTGTTTATCTATTTCATCTAAACTCACTTTAGTAATCTTCTTGTTACTTCTTAAAAAAGAAACATAAATACCTCTTAACTGTTTAAATATATAATAGTAGTTTATCTCCCCATCTTCATACCAAATATTCTTACCTTCTTTTTCATACCTAATCAAATAAATATACATCTCTTGTACTATGTCCTCTGAAATGTTTTTAGGACATCCAAAGGAGTTAACTATGTTAATCCAAGTTTGATGTTTCTTTGCAGCTTGTTCGATTAAGTTTGACATTTTAAAATGGTATTTCTTTATGTTTTGGTTGGTTTGTTATGAAATCTTTTAATGGGTCATATATATTTCCTACTACGTAAGGCAATCCGAATCTGTTTATACTAAAACTAAATGTATCAAAAGCATATCCTCTACTGATTTTGCATATTGCGGTAACATTATCTGGGTGTACTGTATTCGCCTCTAAACTAATTGCAGTTTCGCATTTTTTATAAAGGAAACTGCCTAAATGCCCAGTCGCTTTATCTGTTCCGTAATTACTATGTATAACAGTAATTATATGACAATCATATTTAGCTGATAACTCCATTATTTTCTGTACACAAAGGTTTGATTCTTCTAAATTATTTACATCACTTACAAGGTCAGCAATACCATCTATCACTATAAGTCCATTGTTACCTTTGTTTTGTTCTAATATATATTCTATAAATTTAATTCTTGTTTTATAATTTATTGTTCTTAAAGCATATGTTTTATAACAACCTAAATCTGTTGTAGCTGCCATATCTTCTACTCTTTTAAAAACCCTTTGTGAGTGCCAATGCCCTTGCTCTGTATCAAAATGAATTAAACACCTACCTTCTCTATGTCCTTTTATATCTCCCCCAAAATTATTCTGCCCACTTAAATAAACACTCGCTAATAATGATATAAAAAATGTTTTCTTTGTTTTTGGTGGTGCTTGTACAAAACTAAAATTTCCATACGTTCCTATTGCTATTGGTATATTTATATCTCCGTTTTTTGTTTGTATTGTTTTTTCTCCTAAACTTATAGCAGTTGGTGGGTATTCTAAAATATCATCAGTTGATACACTACACTCCTGTTCTATAAGTTCCATTTCCATATTCTCTATGGTCTTTTCTTCTGTAATCTGTTCTGTCATTTAATTTATTTTGTGTCATTAATTTTTGCCTAATATATAAAAAAAAAGGGTAGCTTTTACACTACCCTGTAATTTTTAAAATGGTAAGTCGCTTACGACTTCCTCTTGTAACGCTTCTTTTACTTCTTTTTCAGCGTTTACAATACAACCATTATTCCAAACAACTTTCCCATTTCCAACGTAGCTTCTTTGTTTTTTAGCTTCGTTTTCTTCTTTGGTTTGACTTACATAAATTGAAGCGTTATTACCGAACCTTGTTTCGTCATTTACTGACATTGTAAGGTTTAAATAAACTGCTCCATCTTTTCCTGCTACAAATTTTTCCTTTGGTAATTTGTCTACTCTGATACTGTAATTGATAATTGCACTCATAATACTTCTATTTTAATTTAGGTTAATATACTACTTTTTAAATGACTCTGATTCATCTTCTCCAAATACTCCAAGTTCATAGAACCCAGTTAATTTAAGAACTGCTCTTGACATTGCTCTTTTCTCTGCCATTTCAGCAACGTACCAAGAGTTTGTATTTCCATCTTTGTATCCCTCTCCTTTTAATGCAGAGCCAAATGTTTCTATTTTCTTACCATCTTTTTCAGCACTTGCTTTAAATACTGAAAAGTTAGGTTCACATCTTATTACTTCATAAGTAACACTCATTTGCTCTACTGCTTGTATTTTATCAATACCTTGTCTTGTAATAATAACATAGTGCTGATGCTTAAATACATCATCTTTTGTTAATCCGTACTTTTTGTACAACTCAATTAATTTGTCTTTGTTCATCTTTCTATTGTTTTAAAATTTATTTGTTTACTAATTTCTAACTGTGCTTCTAAAAAAGCCACTCTATTTTCTAAAGCTTCTATCCTATTGTGTAGGTACTGTTCAAAATTTTCTGTCATAATGTTTACTCTTTTAATGTCTTCTCTGTGTGTCATAAGTTATTGTTTTTCAAATATATAAAAATTTATTTAATTAATCATCTATTTTTACGTTTAATCCTAAATAGTTTCTTGTTCCTCTTTTTGGTTTTTTAACTTGGTAGTTAATTCTTATATCAGTTAAATTACTATCTTCTTTTAAATGATACTCTATTTGTTTTTTTAGCTTTTCCCAAGCTTCTGTACTTATCATAATTTATTACTTTTTGAATTGTTGTTTTCATCTTCTTTATCTATTTTTTTATTTCTACAAATGCAGTAAATATGTCCAGTTTATTCATTAAAAAACTGGACATTTTAGTTTGTTTTTACTATCGTTATCTATTGTTTTTATCTTTAATGTTAGTATTTCTACTCATAAAATTCTTCTATTGTTAATTGATGAAACCCCATCCCTGTTAAAAGGTCAGTCCATAGTGTATGTAGTTCTTCTAAAGTAACATCTGAATGGTCTACTTCAATAGAAAACTTTTTGTCATAATGTTTAATTGATAATATTAATGGTTCATTCATTTCTAATTGTTTTATTGATTCTTTGTATTCTGTTTCTGAATTTATTTTTGCCATAATGTTTTTTTTAATATTCTTCAAATAATTCATAAGGGCTTACATCTGTATTAAATAGTAAATTCATATTCATAACAGTATTATATAATAACAAATGTATATATTCAACTCGTTCTAAATCTTCTACAACTGACTGAACTAATGCAGGAAATTTTACATTTTCTTTTTCTAAAATTTCTTTGTAATGTGGTTTTAATCTTTCTAATAATCTCATAATATTTGTTTTAATAGGGGTTTTTACACCCCTCTGTTATTGTTTGATTTATCAGTTGTATTTTAAATATAATTCATCATTAGTTAAATCTTGGTCTAAACAATCATTAGCAAATATAGCATCCTCAATAGCTTGACCTCTTTGACTGTAACCATCCCACCCATTTAGAGATTGTCTATGTAATGGTAATTTCTCTTTTCGTGTTTTAAACCAATCTTGATTTAGTAACCAATCTTGATATGATTTAGGAGTGCTTTCAAATTGTTGTCCTTTGTACTTTCCGAATTTTAATGTCATAATATTTTGTTTTTAATGTTTAGATATTGATTTTACTCTTAAACCCATAGTTTCTTCAAACCAAGCTATAACACCTTGCACTGTTACAAAATCTAAAGTAATTTCTTCTGTTTTAAATTCTCCTAATGCATTTTTAAATTTAATTGTAAATGTATTCATAATATTTTGTCTTTAATAATTAGCTTAATTACTAACTATGCAACAAATATAAAACAAATATTTTAATTACCAACAATAAATGTTAATTATTTTTAAATAAGTACAAAAAAAAGGATTACTAA